TCACCTGCTTCTGCAGAGATGCCAACTGCTCCAGTAAGAAGACGATGAATTTCTAGACCACCATCTTCTAGTTCTTGAATGCGAGAAACAAAAGCATCCTTATCACTTGAAGCAGGACTAGTTACTTTAGAAACAAACTCTTTATATTTTTCAAATGCCATTAGAATTTAAAATCGCTGAATTTAGCTTTGGATGATTTACCATCATCATTATTATACTCTTCTTCGTCTCCCTTGTCAAGAATATCGTCTTGAGCAGACTGTTCACAATCATAGAGACGCATCTTAGCACGATCAATACCAACAACAAATCTCTTATTGATGGTAGGATCATTATATCTATTCTTCAATTGCTTAACCATAATTTGACCCAACTGCTCCAATTCTTCACTACTAATCAAAGCAAACATTAAGTCAGCGGTAGCAGGAAGACCAAAACTTTCTGAGGTATCAGTTAGATTTGGATCAGAACTAGTAAATCCACTTCTAGTGGTTTGTGTTGCAGATACAATTGGAAGATCAAATTCAACTGCTAAACCACGAAGTTCTTCTGCAATTGCTTTCACATAAGAATATGAATTGACATTAACTGCAGAACGATAGCGAGAAGATGCACAAATGTTTAGATAGTCAATAAAGATAATATCAGGTCTAAAAGATTTCTTGAGTGCTAGTTCGTTTAGAAGTGATCTAAAATGACCAACGTGTGCAGATGCAGTGGGATATTCTTTTACGATTAGTTTCCCATTGGTACGTGAACTGAGTGCATTGATCTTCTTGAAGAAGGTGCTTTTTGGTAGTTCACTAATTTCCCTGATATTAGTGTTGAGAAGATTGGCATCAATTCTTTCTGCAATCTTTTCTTCTGCCATTTCAAGTGTGATGTATAAAACATTCTTTCCTGCGACGAGAACGCTGGAAGCAAAATGGCACATGAAAAGAGATTTACCGACACCAGTGCCAGCAAGCGCGATGTTAAGAGTTTTGTTAGAGACACCACCAGCAGTAATCTTATTAAAGTATTCAAGATCAAAGGGGATTTTACTTTCGACCCTGTGATAATATGCGTAGCGATTTTGGTAATCATCTATGTAATCGTGTCCAACATGATTGTCAAAACTAACTGCCAATGCATCAGACAAAATAGAAGGAATAGCATCTCTTCCTTTCTTTTCATCTTGTCCATCAGCAATCTTAATACTCTCCATTAGTGCCAAATAAATGGCACGTTCTTTACACCATTCTTCAGTAGTATCAATTGCCCACTGAAAGTCTACATCAGAAGGATCTAAAGTAGCAATGAGTTGTTCACATAACTTAAACTCATCTTGAGTTATGTCTGTCCTCTTCTCAAGTTCAATAAAGAGAACTTCTTTAAGAGGAAGACTATCATACTTGGTAATGAAAGAACCAATTTCTTCAAAAATTACCTTGTCAGTTCGTTCTTCAAAGTATTCTGCTTTGATGAAGGGTAATACTTTACGAGTGTACTCCTCACGATTTAGCAGGTTCTTCAGTATCGTCAGTGGAACCCTCTCCGCCATAAGTAAACTCCATTCGTGCAGCAGCATCAAGATACTGCATTAGTTCATCAGTAAAGTATTTTTCTGGTTCAGCATAAATTGTTTTGGCATATGCTGTGGTGCCATTGATTTCATATCGAGATCCCACCTTCTTGACAATACCATGCTTTTCAGCAAGATCAAGAAGACCATAATAACGGTCAAGTCCACGCTCATCATAAAATAGACGAACTTCAACCTGACGATTTTCTCTAGTTAGACGCGATTTATTTGTCTTTGCCTTGATAATGTTTCCAACGACTTCTGTTCCATCCTTTTCTTTTGCCTTGCTGAGATAAATGATGGTAGAAGCAGCATACTTAAGACCACTACCACCACCCATTTCTTTTGTAGGAACGTAAGAGCCAATAACATCGTAGGTATGGTTAGTAACGATAAGTGGAATATTTGCTTGTCCCAGTTTTAGAGTTAACATTCTAAATGCACCTTTAACAAGTTGTGATTTTGTCATATCACGAACTTGTTTATCATTAAGTACATCAGTAATTTCTTTCTCTGTGGAAAGCATTCCTAGTGAATCTAACACAAACATACAAGGTTTGCGCTGATCTACAGGTTTCTTTAAGTATATATCTACTGCCTTAAGTGCTTTGTTACGAAAGTCTTCAACTGTTACAACATTACTAACAACTAAACGATCTGTAGGAACCCCACGACTTTCTAAAAGTGACTTAGTAATTGCTGCTTCAGTATCAAAGTAAAGAACGTATCCATCAGGATTACTATCCAGAAAGTTTTTAACTACAGCCAAACTGAAGAAAGTTTTACCTGTTGATGTTTCTCCTGCAATTGCTGTAATCTTATTTCCTGAGACGCCACCAAAGATAGACCCACTAACCAAGGCATTAAAAATATAAGAACCTGTGTCAACGTAGGTTTCTGTTTCATCGATTTCAGATGCAACATTAGTGTATTCATCTTTAATTTCCTTTATAATTTCTTTTAGAAAATCCATCAGCAAACAATTCCGTATCTTACTCGTAAAACTTTTTTATAGGATAGTCCTTCATCCATCAATTCTTTTGTCAATTTTAATTTTTCATACAATGCAGTATCACCACCAAAGGCAAGTGACTTTACAATTGTAGTCAATTCTTCATCGTTAATTGGTAAATCCATAATGTAAGTATTTTTTTCATTATAACATCAGGAGAAGAAAGATGCAAGCGTAGCAGTCTTCTCAACAGACCACCCAATACTATCTAAAATAGCTCTCAGTGGTTCCAAAAATGCCTTATCAAACTGAGTATCATAGTCAACGTAAGGAAGCAAACCAAGTTCTACTGGAAAATCATTGATGAATGAAATTACATTTTCATGAATTGGATTTGGTTTCTTCAGAAGAATGAACTTGATCTTTTCTCCATTATTGATGACATTATACTTTTCGCCAAGTTTTTTATTTTTGATATGATGATTATAAAGAAGTGCTCCTCTTGCATGGATTGGACATCCCTTTGCATAGATTGACAAATTACTTTTATACTTATCAACATCAGAAACTGTTCGTGGAAAAGCAATCTCAGATGGAGGAAGTTTTTTGAACTGTGCTCTTGATTTTTCAATAAAATTAATTACATCATCTTCAGTTTCACTCATCATGATCTTAAGTGCATCCTTAATCATTGAACGACAAGGTGCTGGAGTTGAAGACTTGACTGCTTCGATACCCATGATTTTGAGTTTGGGTTCACTATATCGAACACCTTCGACATCCCATGCATTCAAAATATAACGCTTCTTAGCAGTCCAAATACCACGATCAGCAATTGTTTCTCGCTTCATGAACATCTTCTGTTCATAAGCATTTACATACTCTGCCAGTTCTTTGTAAGAACTTTCAATATACTTCTCAAATTCCATTTGACAGATCTTGTCAAGGAACGAAACAATGTCCTCAGTAGTTTTCTCTCTTCCTTTGTATACACGTTCAACCAGAGGACCCAGGTTGAGGTAAATACTATCAGTATCAGAAGCAACCACATAATCTACATTATTAGTTTTAAGAACATTGTTTATGTATGAATTCATCTTCGCTTCGATCCATCGTATACTGAGCTGACCCCCGAGAGTAATTGCTTCAGCATTGTCCAACTTATAATAACGAAAATAGTTATTGCCGATAGCACCATAGGCACTATTAAGTTGGATTTTTTTTGCCATCTGGATGTTGTTGCATCTTGCAATCTCCCGTTCCAGTGCCTTAGTTTTCTTCTTTTCATACTCTTTCTTTGCCTCCAACATTTTCTTTTTGAAGATTACACGTTCATTATAAATTCTCTCCATCAATACTGGAAGGAACCCACGTTTCTTGGTTGTAAACTGTGCTCCGTTAGGACATACAGTTACATCCTCAAGAGAACTAAGATCAACTTCTTTCTTTAGAAGTTTATCAACATTTACACCAGGAAATTTTTCGTCAAGAAGTGTTTCTGGGGAAATGTTGTATTGCATAATCAAGTGAGGATATAGACTATTCAAGTCAAAACTTACAACCCAATCATACACTCCTGGAGTTGGTTCTTTTACATATGCACCAGCATACTTTTCATTTTTATTTTCATCTTTTTTCGGTGGAATGACAATATTTTTTTTCTTTAGTTCATTGTAGATAATCATATCCCACATGCGAACCTGATAAAAAACATCGTTAAAGTTTACCTTTGCATCAAATGCCATAGTAACTGCTAGTTCAACAAGTTTCATCTTCTCCTCAAGTGCGTCAACCAACCGCACGTCTTGGATGTTGTACTCTACAAACTTCTGCCAATTCTTCGTATAAAACTCTTTGAAAGTATCAAACTCAGAGTGATCTAGTTTCTTCTTACCAAGTTCTACTTCACCAATATAATCAAGACGATAACTTTCTTGTGCTTTGTAAGTAAACTTCTTGTAAAGATCTAAGTAATCAAGAACAGTGATGCCACCAATATCATAGACAACATGCGGGCGATGGTTAACATTAATCTCTTCGTTTGTAACAAGACCCCATGGAGACAATCTTTTGACTGCTTTTTCTCCAAGAATTTTACCGATACGCTTTGCTACGTAAGGAATATCGTAGAGTGTACAGTTCCATCCAGTAATTACTTCTGGAGTATTTGTTTGCCAATAATCTAAAAATCGATTGAGAAGATCGTACTCATCTTTACATTCGACATATAAAACTTCAGGATCATTGTTGTTGAATGATCCCTGTCCAAATGTAATAATCCTTTTGTTAGAATAGTTTTGTAGAGTAATGCAAAGCATTTCCTCATCACAGTTAGCGACTGTTGGAAATCCTCGCTCTGATGCAACCTCAATATCAATCGTCACAAGTTTCATCTTCTTGAGATCAAACTCAATATGATCTTCAGGATATTTTTCTGAGATGTACTGATAAATGTAACGTGTGTTGCCGTAGATCTCAAATCCTTCTACATTGTCATGCGTCTTGATAAATTCACGACAATCCCTTACACTACCAGGTTGAATGGATTGTACGTAATTTCCTTCTAAAGTTTTATACTTTGTTTTCTTTTTGCTAGGAACAAACAGGGTTGGTTCAAACTTTTCTCTAGCAATAAAACTTTTACCATCCTCAAATCCGCGAACGAGAAACTCGTTCCCTACCATTTGAACGTTTGTATAATACCTCATTCAGCAGTCAACGATTGATACTTATTCAAATAATCTTTGTTAGCATCCACAATAGTCAAAATACTATCGGAATGGATCATCATCTCAGTTTGACTTGTAAAGTCACTCATCCATGGAATTAATCCTGTTTCAGCAACTACAAATGGTTGAATAAGTTTACAATCTGGTTCACCAAGTTCAGATGGCACTTCTTCAATTCTACTAATAAGAATAATATTAGTTTTCAATAATAAAACCTTAATCATGGTAAAGACAGCTTCTGTGTCTTCAATTCTACCACTGCCTTGCGTACCTTGTCAATGTACCCACTGTTACGTAATTCTTTAAATACGAGATTTTCAAATCCATATTCCCCATACTTATCAAGAGAAGAATTTCTTGCAGTATTCAATTTTTTTAAGACTGCACGAAGTCCAGTTTCATTATTACCTCGGATCAGAGTATCAATTTTATTTTTTATATTATTTGCTTTCTTCTCCAACTCAGCCTCATCAAGTTCACCCTCAAACTTTTGTGGTTGTTGGACCCATTTATTTTTTAATATACTAAAAACTCCCTGACTTTTTCTTCTAGTAACTCCTGGTTTTTCTAGATATGGTTCTACATCTGCACCATAAACTTTTACGTCATGCGTTAATGACCACAAAGTTTTTTTGTCTTTAAAGTAATCGTCCAACAATTCAGGATCACATTGTGGAAGATACTTTGGATCAACAACCAAATGAACATCAATGTCAGAATATGATGTATAGTTGTATCCAGCATTGCCACCAAGCATCAACACATCTTTGATTGCTTTGCTATCGAGTTCAACATACTCTGCAAAAGCATCAGCAAATCTAAGAAGGGCAGATCTGATATTTGCCTTCAGATCATACCCATCCCAGAATGTTGGATTTAGTTGATCTCTAAATTTCAGCGTCAGATTTTCATTTAATTTTCTTAAATCCGACGCTGAAATATGTCTTCTTATACGACTATACAAAACACTTCATTCGTTTTGAAGTATTTAGAGGTAATCTTTTCTCCTTTGTTCTTCAGGAATGACTTTATTAAAGTCAATGTAAATAACCCCATCAATGTGATTTACTCCAGTAATAACCAAATCAGTAGGCATTTGCCAAACACGATTAAATCGACGGAAAGCTAATCCGCGATGAATATATTCTGAAGTTTCAAAATCTTCTTTGT